GCATCAATGCCTGAGTGGGCATCAGGCGCAAGTCTTTGCGCGTCTGTTCAAGTGATTGCCCGATCATGGTTTGTTACCCCCGTACAGCTTGTTGTAAATACCTGTTGCCGTCAGAGCACCACCCAAGATGTTATTGGCTGTGGTAGGTGCCTCAGTGTATTGGTTTTGAGTAGTCATTGGAAGACCTGACAACATGTTCTTGAGGTAAGTCTGCTGTGTCTTGTCCCAATCGCGCTGTTCCAAGAAGTCCTTGTAGTCGGATGTCAACTGCTCTTGGTCAATACCACGCTTGGTGGCACCCATGTCAGCCATAGACTTCAGGCGGTTCAGGTCAAAGTTACCTTGGTTGATACCGATCTGACCCATGTTGGATGCAGCAGAGTTGGCTTCAGACAAGTACTTGAGGCCGAGGCCAGCACCGAACTGGCGTGAGGCTTCAGATTCTTTCAAACCTTCCAGCCCATACTTAGCGGCGAGGTCAGCAGAAGTCAGACCTTGTTTGGCACCGAACTGACGGGATTCTTCGCTTAGACGTGCAGCGTCCAGACCATACTTGGCTTGCAGTTCGGCATTGGAGAGTCCTTGCTTGGCGGCAAACTGACGGGCTTGTTCGCCCGAGTCATACGCAGCGTGACCATACTTGGCTTGCAACTCGGCTTCGGTCAGACCTTGCTTGGCGGCGAACTGGCGAGACTCCTCACCCAAACGCTGCGCATCGAGGCCGTACTTGGAGGAGTGTTATGCGGAGGCCAGACCTTGCTTGGCACCAAACTGACGAGACGCTTCAGTTTCTTTCTGAGCTTCCAGACCCAGCTTGGCGGTGGATTCTTGACCGAGGCGATACTGCTCGGCTTCAGCCAGACGTTGCTTGAGCGCAGTGTCATAGGCTGCTTGTGAACCCTTGGCTTGGATGTCACCAATCTGTTGGTTGACATTGCGCACGTTCTCAGAGTTGTACAGGGCTTGGCGTCCGCCACCAAAAGCACCTTGGAACTTCTTTGCATCGTTGGCACGTTGAATGTCGGCTTGGCGACGAGCCTCACGCGCTTGAACATCCACCACGTTTTGCAAGTAGGGGTTCATGTAGCTTTCAACGCTACCGGGCGCACCGAGGCCAGCAGAAACAGTACCTGCATTGAACGTGCCACCTGTGTACGCCGCAGGTGCGTTGAACCCTGACGAGAAGTTACCCGCCTGATAATCTGCTACGCCACCAAACTGGTTGGTAGCTGCGGTAGGGTTATAAGCGTCTACACCCGTATACGTATTACCCTGAGTGGTAGGTGTGTACGCCGCAGGTGCAGTGAACTGATTACCAAACGTGGCACCCGAATACGCAGGTTGCGTAGATGCCTTGGTGTAGATGTTACTCAGGTCATTCGTAGCGTTGGTTACCGAACTAGGCACTGTTAACGAGTTGATACCCGTAAAAGCGTTGGTCTGTAAATCGGAAGCATCTGCGACTTTCTGTCCACCGTAGCCTTGGTAGTCTTGCCCAGCGGTATCAACTGCTGCACTGACTAGACCCCCTACGACTGGCGCGGCCCAGTCTGATACCGTCGATTCGACTGTTCCGGTTGCAATACCTGTCATGATGGCTCCTTAACGGGGTAAGTACTTCTTAGGATTGATCTGCTTACCTTGGTCAGCAGTACCAGTACGCGCCTTGCGAACACGCTCCATCAGATCGTACAGTTGTTTGGCACCCGCTTCGGAGTTGCCGTTACCGAGGTGCGAAACCACATCGGCGGGGATTACAAACTCACCACCACTTAACTTGGCAGGGCGCTTGTTGTCGATGGTTGCATCAATCTTGTCTTCCATGCCGTCATGGGCAGACTTCAAATAGCCGAGGCCATTCTTGATTGCACCGCCTGTGGCTTTCTTTTCAAAGTACTTCACAGTGCCGTGACCCTTTGTACCTTGCGCACCAGTCTGCACCATCTGTTTACCACTACCTGTGGCAAGTGAACGCAAGCCCATTGGGGTAATACCTTTAGCGCCACCAGCCGCACCCAGTGCACCGCCAGCAATTGCAGCAAGAGCTTTTGGTGAAGTCAAGGCATTGGTAATTGCGTTGGCGATCTTGTCAGTACCAGTGCCAGAGGTACCCGAAGTTTTACCGCTACCACCGGGGGTGTTACCTGTGCCGCCAGTTGCCGCAACATAACCAGACTGCTTGGTGTTAAGCATGCCGTTCTTGATCATGGTGCTAACTTGTTCAGGAGTCAGCGCGTACTGTTCACCTGTTTCGGTGTTGATACCAATGCCCGTACCATCGTCGTTGACCATGATGCGATCCGAACCAACAGTCTGCCACTGACTGCTAAAGCCACCAGCGGGGTTGTAGTTTTGGTTGAACGAGTCGATGTTGCCTTGCGAAATACCGAGGTCTTGGACACCATAGTTCGGTGCTTGGTAGTCGCTACTCTGCATAGCAAGATAACGCTCGCGTTCGGCAGGGGTCAGATTCTTGAGGAAACTCTCGTCCACCCCAGTAGCGCCATTGTTTTGAACATTGCTACGGTCACGATTGAGCAATTCTTCCATGCTCAAGTCTTCTGGACTAGAAGCGGTGTAACCATTGTTCTGGACATTGCCTCGGTCGCGGTTAATCAAGTCCTCAATGCTGAAATCTTCTTCATCCATGTTGTTCCCCAAGTTGGTTTGTGTTGCACGTGCAGGTTCCTGACTGACTGGCAACGTAGTTTTTTCTGTGCGTAGCGGAGACAAGAACTGATCCAACTTGTCCGTGTCTGCGTTAGGTGCGTTAAGAATCTGGTCAGTTGGGCGTGGCTCTGCATACGTCTGTGTGTCGTTGCCTGTGCCAAGACCCCTCGTGATTCCAACATCTTCGACGCTCTGTTTCTTTTCAGGTTCGTTGAGATACTTTGCAGTAAGCGTATTAGACGCACCCAACTCATTCTCAGCGCCAGAATACAACCCACTTGTCTGTACACCCCCGTGAATATCATCGGGTTTGTCTTCCAAAATACTGGTTCCAATTGTCTTGGTTGGGTCTTGATCTGTCAATGCGCTATTGGTCGCCGTACCTGCGGTTGCGGCGGCAAGGTCAGGCTTAGTCGTCTCGGTCAGGTTTTTGTCAGTCAACGAGGCAATACCTGCGGTATCAGAGTCCGCAGTGGTTCCACCCGGCTGGGTAGACACAAGGCTTCGCAGTCCGATGTCGCCTATATTTTCAGCGTCCGACATGATGTTGGATGGCTGGAACGCCGCAGTCTGCACGCCTTGGTCTTTGCCGTAATTCAGCAACTCAGACACCCCCGAGGTATCCACGGGTGCGTTGGCAACGCCCAAATCGGAGGCCGACAGGTCAGTCGGCGCAGTAGAAAGCTGGGTGTCAGCCAAGTCCAGAGGAGTCGCGGTAACGGCGGGAGTCTCGACAGCGGCAGTCTGGGCACCGGGAATGTCTGCGGTCACATCACCCACGGTGGCGTTGTCTGCGGCGGCTACGCCCAAGTCAGCCGGAGTTGGTGGGCCAACCACATCAGAAGATGTTTGGTCTTGGGCAAACAGGTTGTCAAACTGCGTGGGAGCAAAAGAGCGGGTAGCCGCTTGGTCAGTCTGCCCCAAGGTGTCAAACCCAAACTGATCAGCAGGTTGCTGGTCTGCGGGAGTTTGTGCAACTTGCGCCAAGTCATTGGCATCGGCTTGCGCTTTAATCGCAGTAGCCTCACCGTTGTTTTGTGCAAACTGAGTTGGGGTGATGTCCGAGCCAGTAACTCCAACGACACCAGAGGTACCTTTGAATTGGTTCCAAGCGTCTGCTTCAGGGCGATCAGCACCCAGTGCCTGTTGCGCTTCGGTGCGGTCGGCGTAGCTGTCGAACCCGAGGTTCTGCGAGAACTGATCTTGGATGCGTCCTTTGACAACATCCTCGGCTACGTTCTGGTAATCCTTGGGGATGCTTGCCACATCAACTGGGACTGACGGCATAAATGCCAACAGATCGTCAGCAGTAGGGTCAGGAACCTGTGCATCAGGGCCGTAGATGTCAGCGTACGTTTGCTTGTACAGATCAGTGGCTTCTTGCACTGTGGTGGCACGTGCATCAGCAAACTGTTGCAACGATTCCAGCGTAGTCTTTTCATCCTTGACACCAAGGAACTGCGCGGCAAGTTCGGGGTCGTTCGGATCGAAGCGATAGCCTTCCTTCAAGGCCGCAGCTTGTGCTTCAGCCAAGTCGGTCGTCTTGATGTCGATGTAATCTTTGGCGGCAGCAGTTACGTCACCTGTCTTCAAGAACGCATCAAGCTGTGTTTGATCGAGCGGAGCGCCAAGGGCTTTCTCAACATCATTCTTCGCAGTCACAGTGTCGTTGAAAATCTTGACGACTTGCTGTGCGTTGGCTTCTTCTTGCTTTTGGAAGTCAGCAAGTGTGGTATCCAGCGCGGCCTTCTGAGTGGTAAAAGTATCTTGAAGTTTAGGGAGGTCAGCTTTCAGCGTATCCAGTTCAGTGGACAAACCATTGAGTTTGGTTTCAGCCTCAGTACGCGCAGCCTCGTATGTGGGTAACGCATCGTTGACCAGCTTGGCATAACTGTTAGCTTCTGCAAGGTCAGCGGCTTTACCTGCCTGACCAATCTCACCAGTAATAGTGTTTCTAGTATTACCGCGACCATACGGTACCCAAGCGTCATATTCTTTTTTAGCTTGGTTGTATTTGTCAAGATTGGCTTGAAGCTCGTCATGCTGTTTGTTGATCGAATCAGCCGTCATGGTGTAATCCTTGACGATCTCATTTTGGCGGGTGCTGTTCGCATCCAACGCACTACCTGTTTTAGTCACGTTGTCGTAGGCAGCTTGTAACGTAGAACTGAGGTCTTTGACACCTTCTTTGACGTAATCTTTACCCGCGCCAATCATGCTGCTCAACACAGAGTTGACGACAGCCTTGTCAGTATCCTTACCCAAAATACCAGCGGCTAGACCTGCGTTCACAGCACGTTGAGTAGCAGCACCCGCCGCGCCGTAGTCTTTGGCTAGGTCGTTAAATCCGGGGATGTTTGATGTGACGCCATTGACGGCTTGCATTGCGCCTTGGGTCAGACCTGCGGTTAAACCACCAGTGATCAATGCCTTTATCGGGTCACCTTTTCCAGACAGCACACTACCCACTGCCGACTGCACACCACCACCCGCCATCGAACCAGCGATCTTTCCGATAGAACCCGCAATTGAGGTATATCCAGCATCGGTAGCGGCACTGGCAATAGACGAGGTAACTGAAGATGCAACGGAGGCACCTACAAACGAGGCAACGCCGCCAATCACTGCGCCTTTAAGCGCGTCACTGACCTTGGCCCCCTGTGCAATTGACAGACCCGCAGAGATGACACCCGAGCCAATCGCGGTAGCGACAGCGGTTGAAACAGTGGCGGCTGTGAGTGATCCAACAATCGCAGTACCAATCGCGGCGGCGACTCCCGTCTCTACCGCCATCACCCCAATAATTACGGCTGCTGCTGGCATGTTAGAACTCCATTACGTACGCAGTCATCGGCTTGCCTTTGACTTTAATTTGAAACGTCTTCACAGGAAGACCCGTCATTTGAGCGAGGCGTCCATACCTGTTATCTGGTGTATAGGTATAGGCGGTCTTGACTCCAATGTTCTTGAGGTAGTCCGCAAGTTTCTTGAAGTCATCAGCCAGCATACGAGGTTGCGCTTCGTTACCAATCGTGTGAATCTCCACAGCGCCTTTACCACGAACCATGACAAGGAACAACACGTTTCCAAGGTGTACGAGTTTGGCACCCTCATCTTTTACGATGGTGGCAAGTTTGCCAAGCATCTGTTTGGCTTTGGCGTCAGACCCCGTTTCTTGCTTAAAATAATTCAGTGCAATCTGTGCGATCTTTTCGCCATCTACTTGTTGCTCTTGTTCTGCCATATCAGCCTACTTTCCAATTTGTACCATCGGAGTACACGGGTACGTTTATAGCACCCCCTCCAACGACTGTGGCCCCGAACGTGGGGCCAGTTGCATCGGTTACGAATGATCTTGCCCCTGCCCCTGAGTCAGCCGCGCTTGGCAGGTCTGCTACGAGGTAAGTAGGAGGCGCTTGTAGTTGGTTAACTGCGGCGTTTAACTTTGTAAAGTACAGCCGCAAGATGTTGTTCAACTGATCTTGGTATGGGCGGTCATACTCGTTCCGCGCCAGTGGCAGTGCTGGCGGTGCAATCTGGTTGATGAGGTTCTTGCTCACGAATTACCTCGGCGACCATCGGGCTTGATGTCAAAACGAGGAGAGCCAAGTTGCCATGCAACGCCCAAACCATCCGACGATACCTTGTAGGCCAACTGACGACCACGTACACGGATGAACACTTGCCCCGTAAACTCCTCAACAGGAACTTGGGCTGTGCGGGTAATCCCAGCGTAAGCATCACCACCCACTGAGAGCGGGTCGTTGTAGCCAGAACCGGAGTTCTGCAACGGGTACAGTGTCATGGTGATTGAGGGGTTCTCAACTGTGGAGTTGCGGAACGTCACATCAGGCAAGACACGATAGATGAACATGAACTTGTCACCATCGTCGATGTCAAATTCAGCAGAGGTGATGTAAGCCTCAATCGGCGTGACCGTACCCGACGAGTCATCGTCATAGCCAACTTCATGGGTCACGATGTTGTTGAGATACGTTGCACCAATCGGGTTGTCCAGCACCCCAGTGTCCAGCCACGCAGTGCGTGCCATTTGACCGTAGTACCAGATGTCTTCGGCATAGTTGTAGATCACGTAGCGGTCAACCTGATTGGAGTTCAACGAGCAATAGAACCACCAGACTTCGTTGAAGCCTTCGTTTGTGCCAGCGCACACTTGATCAAACTGCGCGTTGTTGATGTCCGCAAAGATGTATTGACGCAAGTCACAACGCATGGTCTGTGTGCGACCATCGTACTTGTAGAACTTGTCCACACCCATCCAGTATGAGATACCGTTGGCGTACGCCACGGCGTTCTCGCCAGCGATGGAGATATTGTCACCAACGATGTCAGCCTTCCACACCACAGGTGCGCCCACGTATTGCAGCGAGTACAACGACGAATCTGTCCACACCAAAAGTTCTTGACGAGACTGGATGGCGGTGGTGATCTGAGAGCCGTGTGAGAGTTGCAGGAAACCCGCTTGGTTTGTGGCGCTCGGCGTCCAGTCAGTGATTGACTCTTGGTCAGCCCAGCGAATCAGCATGGGGTTGAATGTGGAAGACCCGTACTCAGTGCACCCCAGCGCAAACACGAATCGGTTGATGTCCGACACGATGATGTAGTTCTGCTGTGTGGGTACATCTGAAGCGTACGCAAGGTCTACCACGTTGATACCACGAACCGATAAATAGTGCGTGCCAGACTGGGTACCCGTGGTCACAATAGGCGTGCCGCCCGGAGTTGCTGCAAGGTTGCACGAAGTACCCGAGGCGTTCACCACGTAGTACACAGTGCCGGGAACCAGACCAGTCGGCAGTGCGCCAGTGGTCACAAGTTGAATGGCTGTGTTGTCAGGGATCGCCGTGACGAACGTCACCACACCGGGGCTGGCAATCGTAACCGTGACTGTGGTTGTGCGATAACCTGTTGTGGCATCCCAGTAATAGATACCGCCACCGCGAGGGCCAAAGATCAGGTCTTCACCAAAGTTGTACTGGCTCCATAGACGCACGGGATCAGTACCCGTGACACCAATACCCCACGAACCCGAACCCCAAGCGCCAGCGCCCCAGCCTGTCAGCGGAACGGCGTATTCAGGGCCAGCGTCAATCTCGTAGAAGGCATACACGCCTGTGCCACCACCTGTACCAGAAGATGCGGCTGTGCCCGGAACAAGAATTGTGTAGCTGCCAACCGTGTCGGAGGTGATTGGAAAACTGCCTGTGAGCGACACACCACGAACTGTGGGTGCGTTGTAGAAGTCAACGTAGTTGCCCACGCCATAACCACCTGTGGCATCAGCCACTGTCACGGTCGTGTACGCTACACCGTCAATCGTTGTATTGGTCGAAGTGGCGGTCGTAAAAGGATTGGCACCCAGCGCATGCACAAACGCATACGGAGTGGAGTCAAAATACGCGCCACCGCTTGAGACGTAGAACTTGAGGTTGGTGCCAACACCAAGGAGCTTTTCAGAAGCCAGAGTCACCCATGCCCACAAGGAGCGGCAGGTGCCCAAAAACGTGTTGGCGGATACTCGCACCCAGCCGCCAATCTTCTCAGGGGTGCCTTGGCGAAACCGCACTTTGTCCGACTCATACCAGCCGTTCTCGTTGGTGTATCGGG